TAGCCCATCGCGTCAATGCGCTCTTGGCTAAACTCAGTGTCGTAGTAATTTAGGGCGCTCTGGATTTCGTCCGAAATGATAGAACGAAAATCGAGTTCTGAAATCGCCATAATTTATGTCCTTCTAAAAGAGCAAGCCCTTTACGAAATTTTCTCCGTAGGTGATGCGTCCCGTCGGGCCGACAAGCAACTGCTCCCCGTAGTCAAAATCTTGAGTTACAAATGGGCTATATTTGCGCCGTTCTTGTGCAGTCAGCTTTCTTCTGTTCTGAACATTTCTAGCTTCAACCTCGCCCGCCTCTCTCAAATAATATTCAAACTCGTCCATGTATTTTTCAGCAATTTTGAGGTCTTCCTTGGCAACCATCAATTTGGTGTCAAGTTCCCTTAAAATATCTGCGCCAGCGTTTGCCGCTTCTGCCGCTTCTATTTCTTCTTTATAAAACTCTACCGCTTTTTTTAGACGCGCTTTTTCAAACATAGCATCGCTTTTAAGTGGATTTGTTTGCGGGCTTTTGAACATCTCTGGCATCGCTCCGGGCGCGAACCCCTCTTTCGCTTGAATTGCGTGTTGCAACTCATGAAGCTGTGTGGAGCCAAAAGCATCGGGGTCTGTCACTCTGTTACGCCTGTTTCCTATGTAATTTTCTGATTTATCAAAAACGCCTACAGCATTTTGCGGAACTGTGGGGCCTGTCTGAATACGAGCCAACTCAGGATATGCTTCGTAGAGCGCGGGATGCTCTAAAACATCTTCACTTGTATACATTCCGCCGCGAGACAACTTTGGCTCACTAACGCCGCGCACCCGCGCTGCGCTATCATCAATCTCAAAACGCCACTTGCCGTCTGCGCCTTTGAACCAACCAGTTTCAGACAATATGTCTGCGGCAGACGTATCCTTGTCAGCCATCTTTTGCGCCTTTTTAAGCGCGTCCAAATCGGCAGTCTTCGCATTGCGCCCTGCAAACATCCGCAGGGAGCCTTTGGGTGCTGGGATAGCCTGCCCTGCACCCATAAAAGTCAGAGCAAAATTAATTGCGTTCTCAACGGTAGGGTCGCGGCGACCAGCGTAAACATCTCCCGGCAACGTAATTGCGTCAATCGCAGCGGTGTAGGCGTCACGCAACAAGCCGGGGACAGCAAACTCCCGATTACCCTCTGGCGTCCTTACTATGGGCAACAACGTACCGTAAACATGCCCCTCTTCACGATCCAGTAGCCCCCTAATGCCGTTCATCATCATGTCCTTGCGTATGTGGGCTTCTTGCCACGGGCAGGCTTTGTCGCCTTCTTGCGGGCTACTGCGCGCTTCTTTTGCACTGCGCTCATTGAAGCTGCTTTGGAGGCGGGGACGCATTTGGGGTAGCCCCGCTTAGAGCCTGCCGATCGACCACACTTCGGGTGTTTACCCGACTTGTCTTTCGTAGAAATGTCTCGCCAGTCCTCGCGGAACCACTTAACCAGACCTTTTCTTGGTTTGCTTTTTGCTGCCATTTTTGACCGTCCTATAACCACCGCCCATGCGCTTATATTCTTGGACGACCTGACCTGATGCGTAAGCTGAAGGCCACTTCTTGACCCGGCGTTTCACCTTGGCTGTGGCGCGGGCATACTTGGCCTTGTCCGTTGGAACAGCGCGGGACATTACGCTTCCGAACTAAACTTGCCGACCTTCTGGTTGGCGGCTTTCTTTTTGTAGCTTTTGCGGTTTTTGCGCTTCGGCTTGTCCTCGACCATTGCGTCTTTCATCGCCGCCTTGCCGCGAGGCTTCATGTAGACCTTGCGAACATACATTCCTTGCATCATTTCCTTTTCCTCGCCCTCTTCTTGGCTGTGTCGGATAATTGTGAAAAGTGAAACAGCTTCTTGCTGCTCGACGTATGCCGCGCCCCGCTGTGGAGTTCACCATTCGGCATCTTGTGACTGCCGCCCCGGTGACGAGTGCCATCACGAAAATAGTGTGCAACACCTTTTGCCATTACTTTTTCCCCTTGCGGCTATAGGAGCCTTTGCCCTTTTTGCCCTTGACGACGCGCTTGCGATATTTGGGTGTTCTGACAGCCTTCGCCATTTTGTTATGCTTACCGGGCATGGGGTTCTCCTACCAATTTTTGCACGACCAATAGCCAGCCGTGAGTTTCGATTTTTTCTCGTCGCATTTGTGTCGCGCTCGGAACGATTTGCGTCGCTCTGGGTTCGACTTCTTTATCCGCATGTTTGGATCACCGAAGCGCACCAGCTTTACGTTGCTTCCCTCTTTAGCGAGGACGGCGAACTTCTTGTTCTTGCCGGGGGTTCTTTTCGGTTTGTTGTATCCTGAGAAACGCTCACCGCGATATGTGATAGCCATTAGTAACCACTTCCGAACATCATTGCATCTGTGACATTTTCAGGGATATCGTCGTCATACGCGCCCTGAGATCGGTAGTAATCAATCAAAGGGTTGCTGTTAAAAAAGTTTCCGAAGAACCCGTAATTTGGTGTGCCGAAAGGATCAAAAAAGAAATTGGGAAACTTGGGCATCTCTGGAACTGGCGGTGGAGTGTAAACTTCGCCACCCGGCGACACGCTAAAAGGCACATCACCGAGTAGGTTGTACATTCCTCTAGTGCTTGTCGGGGCCGTGACAGCCTCGCCCGACGACAACAAGCCAGACGGCATGGAGGTTGTCATTGATGGCGTCGCCATCGGAGCCATGCTTGGCGCGGCATAGCCCGCATTTAACAGCCCCGCTACGTCAAAACCTTCCATGACAACTTCCTTAATATTTTCCTGAAACGCCAAGAACGCGGGTGTTTCTGCATGAGGTAATAATCACCCCAGCGACCCGCCCACTCATGCTCATAATTCTGCCCGCGATTAAACGTCGATCCAGATGCGCCCTCGTCGTAACCACCTCGATGATTGACGATGAGACGCATCACCCGCCCCCTAACAGACATCCTTGGGGGGTGTTCCCAAGAAATCGATTGTCGAACAAATGCTCCTAAACTGGTCGGCAGAATAACCCGCCGTGAGTGCAGCTTGCGCGGCGACGCATAAGGCGGCGTGCATTACCGCCTCATTGGATATGTTTGCGCCAATGTTAAGCCCAACCGCCGCAGCACCGAGACAAAAACTCGCGGCGTCCATGTCTTCAGGGTCAACCGTGTAGCTTACCTCGATAAACCCCGAGGGCTTTTCCTCAGTGTCAATCGGCTTGGGAAACTGAACAATTTTGTCGTCGCTCATACAATCCAACCACTGTCGCTATAACTTAGCGACTTTGAAAATCCATAACTGGAACCAGAAGAAGCCCTCGATGCCATTCCCCCAAAAGTCAGGACAAAACTGTCTGCCAAGTCGGGCGACTTCTGACCACGCCGTTTCATTTCGTCCTTGCTCTCGACCTTCAATTTACCTGACGACAGGTATTTGAAACGGACTGAACTAAGTTCCGAAATCAATTCGTCGTCTTGAGGCATGTTTACATCACGCGCCTCAAGCCATTCTCGTGCCTTGAACCAGAGTTCATCGCGGAGCCTGCCGAAGCGTTGTCCCAGTGCTGGGCTTTCTGCCACGTTGATACCGCGAATGTTGGGGCCAAACTCCATCTCTGTAAGACGGTCAACCACCCCTGCGCCCAAGCCGATACTGTCTACCAGTATTTCACCGGGTCGCTCCTGATAAGGTGTGCTTTCATACTCTGTGAGTATGATGCCGCAAATCTCCATCAAATCTTTGTTGCGCCATGACTTGATTGGTTCGGAAAGGACGTTGCCCTGACGCTTACAAAGCGCAGTTCGGTCGTCACCGAAACGAGCAACGTCCAACCCCCAAACGGGCATGACGTTCTCGACCGCATCCACATCCCGCGTCACTGCGCTTTCAAGTAAGTGCAGTGGGATGACCACGTCATCGTCGGCTTCGGGGAACTCGCCAAGAACGCGCACCCGATAGATATTGCTCTCTTGCCCATATTGTCTAGCCATATCCTCAAGAAAGTCCTTGGAGACCGTTGAGGCGTCTTGGCATCCAACCCGCCTTGTCCACCAACGCTCGCAGTTACGATTGAAGGCGTCGAAGAAAAAACCCGATGAACGGGTCGGGTTGCCGACCATTACAGTCTTTGCGCCAGCGGTAGACATCGCGCCCTGACCGACCTCAAAGATGATGTCGGGGACGCCTGATGCTTCATCGACGACGAAAAGCATGTTGGGCGAGTGAAACCCTTGTAGGGCTTCTGGTTGTTCTTTGCGGCTAGTCCTCGCGACCGCAAAGCTGTCAGCACCGCCTTTGAGTTCGATCTTGTCCGATTTGAACTCAAGTTGGTTCTGGAAAAACTCAGGGAGTTTGCGTCCCCATTTATTGATTTCAGGCCAGAGGACATCCGACAACTGCGAAGCAGTGTTGGCTGTGCAGGCCACCTTTACCGGGTAGTGGGTCAACATCCACCACAGAACGACCCAACTTAAAAACGCTGTCTTGCCGACGCCGTGACCGCTGCGGATTGCCACGCGGTCGTTGTCGCGTATGGCGCGGAGTGCTTCTTCTTGCCAAGGCTGTGGCTCGGCTTGCAAGACCGCTCTGACGAATAGGGCAGGGTCTTCGCGTAGCTGTAGGAGCCGACGCTCATGCTCTTTT